TGTTATTCACAATATAAAGAAAAGTTTAATTTCCCAAAAGGAACTTGTTGGGAAGGTTATGAACCTTACGGAACTAAAATATTAGATGGTCGTGAAGTTCCTAATTGTGTTCCAATCAAAGCGACTGAAGAGTTCATTACAGAATATATCCCTTATGAAGATATAGCAGAACAATATTGTAATTGTGATTATGGTTATACTGCTATTGGTTTTAAGATAGGTGATAGAAGTGAATACAAGTGTGTTGAAGAAAATAGCCAAGAGGCTATGGACTACAACGCAGCACAACTTGTTATGAAATTAGAAGCACTATTAAAAGAAATGGATAAATCTATGTCTTAAACATTTAAGTCATATATTTATCATAAACAATAAAAAAAAAATAAACTATGAAAAATATTGAATTATTACAAAAAGTCGCTGACCTAGTTGGCTTTAAGTTTTCAAGTGTTTCCCATTCCTTCGCTGAAGTAGAATTAGATGGTGGCGTAATCATCACCAATTCAACTGAAGGGGAGTTCCTTTTGGGTGATACTATTAGTGTTAAAAACGAAGACGGAACATTTACACAAGTAGGTTCTGGAACGCACAGATTGGCTGACGGAATGAAAATCTTTATCACAGATGAAGAAGGAAAGTTGGTTGAAATCAAAGACGCTATGGAAGACGAAGTAGAAGACGAAGGTGTGGTTATTGTTGATGCTGAAAAAGAAAAAATGGAAAGCACACAATTAGACGCATTAAAACAAGCGATACACGATGTATTGTTTGCGTTTGAAGCAAACACTAAAGAAATTGCTGACTTGAAAGCAGATTTACAAGCCTTCAAGAATGAAGCAAAACACGCTCCCTTAAAAGAGGATACTTTGATGTCTAACGCTTTTTCAAGCGACAGCAGGTATGAAATCTTGAAAAAGATGAAATTAAACAAATAAAAAAAAACAAAAAATTAAAAAACAATAATTATGAAAAATCTTAAAAACTTCAATTTTGATTTTGATACTACTGGAATGGTAGATTACTTGAACGCAAACGCAGATTTGCTTTTATCAAAAATCGTTATAGACACTATTGAAAGTTCTACTTACAAAGTTGTCCCTAACATAAAGTTTGGCGAACTAATCCCTGTATATGAAACAGGTGCGATTGACGACATCGCTTTTCCAGGTAATTCTTGTTCCTTCACAGGCGGAACGATTGAATTGACTGAAAGAGAATTAAAGGTATGCCAATACAACATACAAAAGAACTGGTGTGATGATGAATTGAATAGAACAATTATGTCTATTAGATTATCACCAGGTTCTTACCCACCTAACTTGGCTCCTTCAGTTGAAGAAGCGTTTATGAATGATATTGCGAAGAAAGCATCGGTTTATGCTTCAAGAAAGTTTTGGAACGCTGAAACGGCTACTGATGGTTGTTCTGGTGTGATAGAGCAGTTGGAAAGCGCACCTTTCACAGCAGAAACAATCAACAAAACATATACTGCGATGACTATAAATAATGCGGTTTCCGTAGCAGATGCCTACATATTGGCACTTCCTGCTCCGTTAAAAGTCATCAATACTATTATGGCGTTGAACCACAACGATTTCCAAGCACTTCAGTTGGCTTTAAGAAACCAAAACTTATTCAACTTTAACCCAATTACTTTGGCGAACGGACAAATGGCAATCCAAATCCCATTCACAAATGTAATCGCTATTTCTTGTGAAATCGCTGCTGGTTATATGGTTTTGACTAACGCTGAAAACTTGATGATGGGAACTGACTTGTTGAGCGACATTTCTTCACCTATTTCTTGGTATTCTTTGGATTTCCAACAAACAAGATTAAAGTTGGCTATGAAGATTGGTTCTGCTGTAGGTATTCCTTCACAGGTAGTTTTCGCAAAATAATTAAATAATCACATTCCTAATGGTTTATAGTCCTACGGGGCTATAAACCAAATAAGGAAGATAAAAAAATAACAAAAAATATAATAACATAAAATTATGGCTTCTAATTGTATTATCACAAGCGGATTAGCACTTGCTAGTTGTGTAAATAATGTTCCTGGTATTGACGAATTATTCGTTTTAACATCTACAGGAACTTCTACAGACGCACAATTCGCTTCAATCACTTACGACCCTGATGGGTATATCACATCATTTTCAGCTGCTACTACAGGTTTAACTTTCCAACAAATAGATTTAGTTAGAAATAGTAGTGCTGCGTTGAATGAAGAAACATCAATCAACTTACCATCACTAGGTTTCACATTCCTTACTAAACTTTTATTCACAATTCCTGGTTATTCACAGGAAAACACAAACCTTTACCAACAAATCGTAAAGAACACACAATCTTACTTCATCGTAAAGTTGAAGACAGGTAAGTTTTTCTTGGCGGGTGCTGATGTAAATGGTGGTGGTGGAATGTATGTTGAAACAGCAGGTATTGTTTCTGGTTCATTACCAGGGGACGACCAGTTGTATTCAATCGGTTTAACTTCACAAAGTTCAATCAGCGTTCCTGAAATGTTAGTATCTACTACCTTGTCTGCTTTCGTAGCAGGTTCAGGTTTCGGTTTATACTACAACAACTAATTAAAAAAATACTTTTTAATGGGGGGTAAAAACCCCCATTTTTTTAAGCCAATTATGTTGGAAGTAATCAAAGATATTAGGGTTAGAAAGGACAACACTTATGTCCCAATAACACGATATATTTTAACTAACTTACGACTTGATTTACATAGTGAAATAATTACAATAAAGGTTCTATTCTACAGGAATGATGACCTAATATTTACCAAGTTATTTAATATGGGTAAATGTGGTGATACGAATGTGAATGACCTAATCAAACAGGTTCATCAACAAATACAAAATGAAGGTTAAATCATTACTTACCCAATACTTCCAAGGCGAACAAGTGTATAATTACGGGGGACAAATCCCACCAATTTTATTTCCTGACCCATCACCAAGTCCAATTCCACCTACGCCAACGCCTACGCCTACCAACACTACTACACCAACGCCGACGCCTTCTATTACCCCTTCAATCACACCAACGATTACCAACACACCTACTAATACAAAAACGCCTACACCGACAAGAACTTCAACTGCGACACCAACACCAACGAATACCCCAAGTCAAACGCCAGCGGGATTTGACCCTGATGCCGCTGCTTACTTATCTGCCGTTGTTGCTGCGGGTGGTGCTGTTTCATCACCGATGTCTGCGGCAACAAATAATATGTTCTTGGCGTTAAAGTCAAATGGACTTTATACAAGAATAGACGCTATGTATCCAGTTCTAGGTGGCACGGCAGCATCACACAAGTTTAATGCTATAAATCCATTAGATACTGATGCCGCATTTAGATTGACTTTTAATGGTGTTTGGACGCATAACGCATCTGGTATGATAAATAATGGTGGTCCAGGAACATACGCAGAAACTTATTATGACGCATCTTTAGTTGTTCCAACAGCTGCAGACCAATCTGTATCAATTTATACAACAACATTAAGCAATAAAGGAGTTCAAGATATAGGTTCAACAAATACAACAGCAGGAACTATTGAGGTTGGTATTTATACATCATTTAGTAGCGTTCAATTTATATCAAATGTTAAATCGGCTGCATCATCGTATCGTTCATATAATCAACCTTCAGCAGCAGGTATTGGATACTTTATCGCAACATCAACAGGAACAGATGTTTTGGGAACTAAAGATGGTGTGTTAGTTGTTAATAATACACAAATACCAGATTTCACAAACAAAACACATTACATAGGTAATAGTAATGGAAATCTTGGTATTGGTAATCCATCAAATATAATATTCGCTCATTTTGGAAGACAATTTAGTTCAGGTGAAATGACTACATTATCAAGTATAATCAACGCATTCCAAACCGCATTAGGAAGAAACACATATTAAAATATGATATACATAGAACAAAACGCAGTCAATAACATCTTCGTAAATGTATCCCAATACAAGACGGGGAACTTTGGTGCCAATCCAAAATACCTGTGGAGATTACAGAACGCTCAAGGTAGAAACATCGTAAGTTTCTACCCTGAAAACAGCACATCTACTTACCCAAGTGCTTATACTGGTCGTTATGATGTATTCACATTTAACACATTTAAGAACCAACCTGAAAACTATATTTATAGTGCGGGAACTGATTGTAATTTACACCTTGTAAATGAAAACCAATACTGGTTAGGGATTTATGAAATGCCACCTAATTCAACATCATTAAATCCTTCAGGTGAAAAGTTGTTAAATAGTTTGGCGTTTATATTCGTTCCTGTTGAAAACGAGTTTTATACAGGTAATACTGCGAACTTTGAGCCTAATAAAATCTACTATAAGAATGGTGATGGTATAACACCGACGCCATCAAACACGGCATCACCAACGCCGACGCCTTCTATCACCCCTTCCATTACCCCTTCAATCACACCTACAAATACGGGAACACCTACGCAGACGCCGACTTCCACTTTAACACCTACGCCTTCAATTACGGCTACTTCCACTTTAACACCTACACCTTCAATTACCCCAACAAATACGGGGACACCTACGCAGACACCGACTTCCACTTTAACGCCAACGCCTTCCATTACCCCAACGAACACAGGGACACCTACGCCAACGCCTTCCATTACCCCTTCAATCACACCAACGAACACACAAACGACTACGCCGACCCCGACAATTACGCCAAGTTCAACACAAATACCTATATTTGTTGCTGGCGGTGAAACGACAAATAAATTAGGTTATTCCAACGATGGTATAACTTGGTCGGCATCTACAAATGGTAATTCAATATTCGGGACTGGAGTTTTTGGTCTTGGTTGGAATGGTAGTAGATTTGTTGCTGGCGGTGTTGGAACAAATGTTTTAGGTTATTCCAACGATGGTTTAACTTGGTCGGCATCTACAAATGGTAATTCAATATTTAATAATTTTGTAAATGCTATTGCTTGGAATGGTTCATTATGGGTCGCTGGTTCAAGTCAGGGAACAAATAAATTAGCATATTCTACCGATGGTTTAACTTGGACTAATTCGTCAAATGGTAATACAATATTCACTTCTGGTGTTTATGGTATTGCTTGGAATGGTAGTAGATTTGTTGCTGGCGGTTATGGAACAAATAGATTAGGTTATTCCAACGATGGTATAACTTGGTCGGCATCTACAAATGGTAATTCATTTATCACATCACAAGGTAGAGATGTTGCTTGGAATGGTTCATTATGGGTTGCTGTCGGTCTAGGCGGGGATAGAATAGCAGTTTCCAACGATGGTATAACTTGGTCGGCATCTACAAATGGTAGTAGTATATTCAGTAGTAGTGTTGATTGTGTTGCTTGGAATGGTAGTAGAT